ACTCAGTACCTAAACGCCTTTTAATTTTTATTGCCTATTTACTTCGCCTTGTTATCGCCTTTTAAAAGTACCAAACTTTTTAGTACCTTTGTTTATTATATATCCCCTAAGTCAGTTTGTTTCAGACTATTTGTACATTTTTATCTATTATTGCAGTTATATCAACTTCTCTTAAACTCAGTATTGTTTCTTCATTATATTTAATTTCCATACCTGCTAAATCATGAAAGAGAACCTTTACACCTATTTTAAAATCTTTATCTTTTACTTCATTGCCTACACCAAGAATAGTTCCTGCATAAGGTGGCGCAAATTGTCCTTCTTTTTTTAATAAAATTATACTACCTTTGCTCTCTGGTTGAGGGTCTTGTTTTAAAAATATTCTATTTCCTATAGGTTTTATCATTTTTTTTTATTTTTTTTGTTAAAAGCTGAAACAAAGTTAACATGTTGCAATATAATTTTTAACTATTCAGAGTAAGAAAAGTATCTAGTTGTTAGCCTTTAAGGCTTTAAGTATAAAATATGCATCAACGATGTCATCAATGGGTTTAGGGATTTTAATGCTGAAGTCTTTTCCTTGGCACCATTTCCACAATTTTGTAGTTCTTAAGCTCTTATCATTAAGGACATCATCTTGAAATGCTTTAGCCATATAGTGTTTATTTGCATTTCCTTTCCCTGCTAACTTTTTTACATGAGATGGTTGAAAGACAGATAAATTTTCAATAGAGTACTTATCAATTAATTCCTTTCTTAAAAATGTGTTATATTGAATTATGTCTATAAATGAATTACCTTTGGAGCCATATGAAAATCCTTCTAAAGCAATAGAAACTTCATCACCTTCAAATAATGTAGAAAAAATATTAACCATAAGAGAACTTATACTTCCAGCATCTTGTAGTTTTTGTCTCTCTCTAGGTAAAAATTCTTTACTAGTTACATCTCTATTATAAGGAAATCCTAGTAAAGCTGAATCGTCCATTAATTCTTTATGTATACTAAATGCTTTAGGTATTTTTCTACCTTCTTCATCCCATATACGATTTCCGTAATTAAAAAAAGTTATAAAGTGATATTTGCCATCGGCTGTTTCAATACAGGCACCTGGGCTATTTAATGAAAAGTCAATTCCTATGTGAATCATTCTAATTATATTCTCTTGCCGATAACCGCACCTAGCGCAGCACCTACAAGACGTGAGGTTAATAAATCATAAAGAGCACCTTTAGTAACACCTAATACTTTAGCTACTGCTTTACCTATAGTCTTTCCTAATGCAAATCCAGTTAATCCACCAAATATACTTCCTAATAAACCTTCATTAATTATTTCTTCAACACATTCTTCTAAATTCTTACCGTCCTTTTGAGCTTCAAGAATTCTTTCTACTGCTAAATCAATAGCAGCATCCTGCTCTTCTGTTAGATCATGAGATTCATTTAATAAATCTTGTATGTTTAAAGCTTCTTCTTTATTCTCAGTTAAGTAATCATTAAAGGTTTTCATTAGTGTTCTTTATTTGTTTATATATTAGGTTATGTTAACAACAACATCTAGAATGTTATATCCAAAAGTAATATCAAAAGTTTGGAATTCGATAGTATTACTTGAAAAATTTAAATCTAATGCACCTACTTCAGATATAAACATATCTTTAAGTTGAACTGTTACAAAGACAGTCCCGTCAGCATCTAACATCTGTACACCAACACCCTCTGGTAAATAAGGGTGTTTACCACTTAGCTTATAATAATAATCAAACATTTCTACAGCCATCCAATAATTTACATACCCATCAAATGCTTGCATTGTAACGGTCATAGTCTTATCAAATAATTGTTGCTTTGGTAAGCTTGATCTAAATGCTCTTTGGTTACCTGGATAATCTACTTGTGTAACAGCATCAAATGAAGGCCCTGGTAAATTAAGAGATTGTATTCCATAGTTCCAATAATCAATAGGTTCTTTAATTAAGCCACCAGGAATTCTTGTAAGAAATGGTTTGTATTTTTCAGCTATTTCTTTAGGTATAAAAGTTCTAGGGAAGTCAAATTTAAATTGGTTATTTCTTGCGCTTAATATCATAATTTATTAATTTATCTTCCTCTCCTAAACATATTTCTAATTCTATCAAATCTATCATCAATCCTATCCTGAATTTCTGTTACTCTATTACTGCCTACTGTATAATTTTGTAAATTTTTAGCAGCTGATTTATAAAATGCAGTTCTTTGTGCTTTAGTTTGCGCAGTTATTGCTCTTGATCTAATTGCACGTATTTGCTGTTTTCTAAGTTTTTGTAATTCTGCATATTTTTGTGCAGCTAAAGCGTTTTGATTAATTGCTGCAATTTTTGTAGATTTTAAATCTTTACTAAGTTCTGCTATTTCATTAGTTAATTCTTCATTACTATTTTGTAAAGATTGTATAACTACATCATCCTCTGACGCAGAACTTACTAATTCAGCATTTTCTGCCTTAAGTGCTGTGATCTCCTCTTGTAATCTACCAAGCAATATACTGTACTCAACTCGTGACTCTTCAATTTGTCTTGTTAAAGTTATTCTATTAGCATCGTCCACAGCTAACCATAGTCCTTGATATAAAACTGATTCATCAGAAGTAGAATTATCAGTTGGATCTATCATCTTAGTAGAAATGTAAAAATTATTATTACTTAAAGCTAATATTTTTTTACTATCAGATCTAGTTATTCTAAAGAGAACTTCACCTTGTGATAAATCCACTTCATCAACTTGTGTATGATTTAAAATATCAATATCATCTTTATCCCCAATAAAGTTTAAATATAAATTTCCAACATTACTTAAGTCAATAGGTTTATCTTCTCCATCAACCTCATCATACATAGTAAAAAGATAATAATCATCAAATTGTGATATTCTTATCATACCATCACCTTGTGGTAATGGTTCTTCATTAACTGATAAATTAACAAATCTTTGGTAAAATTCCTTTTCCGTTTTAGTTAAAGATATATTAGTTCTTACCCCACCAACTATCTGCTTTGTAGATGCCTTCTTCTGTATTTGTTCAGACTCTGATAATTTATTTTGTTTCGCTGCCATTGGTTTGTGTTATTGTTTGTATTTTAACTGGCGATATTGCTGCCTTAACTTTTATTCTATCTCTAAATGTTGTTACATAGCTTGTCTTTACAACTAATTTTTCAACTATTTGTTCAGACGTATCTGCTGATGTATCACTTGCACCACCTGTGCCTACTACTATTTGTTTTCCAGTATCATTATTAATTCTATTATATACATTAGCTACTGTTGGTACTACTCCTAGGTTAATTTGAACCATTTGTCTTCCATACTTTTGTGTTTCAAATGAAGTTAATCTAGCATTCTTAATTATTTGTGTGGCATCGGCCTTATTGTATAATCTTAATACATAGTTTATTGAAAAAGAAACTGCACTATTTGCGTTTTTAATAATAGGCCTAAATAACACAGGTTCATCAAAATCAGTGTCCTGTGATATTACTTGAAAACTAGTCTGTGTAAATACTGTACCTATTTGCTCAGTTACACTAATTTCATGAAAAACTACATACTGACCACCTGATGAATTTAATTGTGCAATAAAATTACTAAAGGTAGATCCAGTAACTTGTCCAGATAATTCAAAATAATCACCTGCATCTGATTGAATTACTTGTGCATATAAATTATCATAAATATCTCTGTTTAAAATTGACACAGAATTAATTTCTTGCATTTCATAAAAACTATATGCATTTTCAACAATAGTTTCATAAATACCAGTTGCCTTTAATGTAATAGGAGGGGTACCTAAAAATCCTTGGCCTTCTGTAATTTTGTATGCAACACCGTTAGTTTGTGCAGCATCAAATAAATTATTCATAAAGAATAAAGATGGGACTCTCCATTCAATATATGTTGCATACAATTTATCAGCAATTAATAAAGGATCAGGATTAAATGTAGGAGTATCAGATTTTAAAAAATTAATAGATGCAAGATTTAACATTACCCCATCTCTCCTAGGTGCTAATGCTTCAAACACAATTCCGTCAAAACCTTCAAAACTAAATCCTGCAATAAAATGAACTTTAATTTTATCATAAGCAACATCCAACTGAGGGCTAAATGTTTGTAAAAGATTAACACTATCAGTTAAGGCTGGACTAAAATCATTATAAGGAACTCCTATATCGGTATCTAATGAAACATACTGTGTTTTATTTTCATTGTTAGATACTGCCGAAATATCTCTATAATTACCCATGATTGACGAGACACTATCAGTATTAAAGAAATAAGTTCCTTTAGTATTAGCATCTCTCATAAGCTCAATAGGATATGTAGCTGTATTATACGTAGTCGGCGTGGCCTGGCTAGTATAAACATACTCTATAAGTATTTGCTCAGATATTTGTATAAACCTTGATGATTCCATTATATTCTATATATTTACCATTGTAAAAACCTTGGTGTGTAATTTAAACCAACTCCAACATAAGGAGTGACACCGTTACCACTCAACCCAACACCTAATTGCAAACCTAATCCTAATGTTTTTCTGTTTTGGTATTGTAAATCCTTAAATGCTTTACTGTTTTGATTAATTAAAATTCCTTCAGCACTATTAAAAGTAGTACCAGGATAATCTGTTGAAATGTTAACGAATAATTCTTTTGTTTTAATATCTCTAGTTAACGCCGCAGACAAAAATATATTCTGGTTTAAATCTATTTTAGCATTACCAAAATCTATATAAGTACCCTCAATCTCATAAGGTACAAAAACACCAACCTTTCTAAAGCTTTTATCCCAGGATGCTGTATCTGAAAATACCAAAGCAGAATTAAAATTTCCTACAACGGTATCAACCACAGTAACAGGTACTTCTACAATTACTTCTTTAATAACAGTCTGGGTCTTAATTACAGTTAATGGCGGTTTTCCTTTTTCAAAATCTAATTTATTTTCTACTTCTTCGAGTGTTAAACTCAGTGCTCTTATCTCTGCAGCTGCATTACCATTCTTATCTATATAATTTTCAATAGTATCTAATGAAGCTTTCCAATTATTTTCTATTCTACTTGCCTCACCTTTAGCAGCATCAGTGGCATCGCATTGTCTAAGTAATAAAATAAAAAGTATAACAATTCCACCAAACAAAAACATTCTAGTGTTTTTAGGATCCGTAAGAATACCGATAATATTTTTAATAATTAAAATCATTTTATATACTTCATTAACTTATTAGGAGTTACTTCAGAAGCTCCATATTTTTTTGCAATTTTATCTATAAACTTTTTTTCCTTTCCTTTCATTGAGTCAACTTCTTCAAATAAGCCATCTCTTTTCTTAGCTAAACTTTCAATACTTTTTTGCATTAAGTCTAAGGAAAGTTGAATTTCCCTATACCTACTAACATATCCATTAAGTTCTTTTATTTCTTTTTTTGTCATTTCTAATTTATTAAAGTTTTAATTAATAATCTTGTGCGTTTATGTTAAATATGATACTTGTCCTTGTGTCTTTGTAGTTTGGCTTATTATATTCCAACCCCATTGTACTTGTGTATTAATATCTGTATTACCTGGATCAGGTGGAGGAAAATTTAAAGTCCGCCCTTTATTTATTGATGTTGTCCCATCCCAAATACACTCTACAACCGTAACTTCAGTCTCTCCATATAGAGCGTCAGGTGCTTGGGTTACAGTATCTATAGCATGACAACTGTCTTGGATAAATACTATTCCCGGCTGATACCAACTATTGTAGGCGCCAGCAGTAGATGGAGCTTTAATTCTAAATCTTGGAAATAGTACCCGAACCGTTCCATAGTATTTTTGGGTTCTTACTACTGGTGGTGTAGGCCTAGTATCAGTTACTATCCATTGCGATGATTGGTTTTTAATTATTACAGTAATTCTTTGTCCTGGGTATGCTCCTACTGGAAAATTAAAAGACCCAACGAAGCCTTCTTGGCTATAAGGATCTCCTGTTGGAACAGTCCCAGTAGGATCGTCAAAGCCTATCTGATATCCAAAATTTAAAAATATTACAGGAACATTAAGGTCAGCTGTTGTTGGCATACCAATAGCTAAATTAGTTGTTTCATCGTAGTTAGTGAAGCTTCTAACTGGGACGACATATCTAGTATTCCACCCCCATTTGTAAGGGCCAGTTGTTGGAGGGCCGCCAACATATGTATAAGCTGGATCGCTATTAAAACCACTATTAAGATCATTACTTCTTTTATGTACTAATCTTCCACCTATAGCAGTCTTATTTTGACTAACCGAAAAATACTCTAAATAGTTGTTAAATGATCTAGCCTGTAATCCTATTGAATTATCATAAGCATCATTATCATTTACAGCTCCGCTAGGTGATCCTCCTGCTGGTACTGGATAATTAAGAGCAGCTATTAATTCATTACCTAAACCAACTCTGATCATCTCCGCAGCTACACCTGATGTTGTTTGTGTACCACCCATCCATTGGTGCATAGTCGCACCTGGGGCCATATCTACTAACGAGGAACTACCTGTTCTAACAAAGGTAGATGCGCTTGTAGTTAAAGCATTGTCCAATTCATTATAATAATATGTAGCTGCATTTGGTGGTAAAATTCCGCTACTTAATCCTCTCTTTGCCCAAGTACTATGTCCAACAAATCTAGTATGTGGTAAAAGTGGTTTAGTAGGATCACTACTTTCATGATGACCATAATCAATAACTATACTAGGCTCTGCTTTAGCAGTAGCTGTTTCTTTCCTTAAAATTATTTGGCTGTTTCCTCTAATATAGATATCTCCACCAATAGTAGTATTTGGAACAGTTGATAAATTTTCTATAATAACATCAGATGTTGCACCGGCAGTTTTACTTTGTTGTATTGTAATGTTACCATCGTTTGCTGTTGCTAAAATACCCCCAGTGGCTGATCTTAATTGAATTGCACCAGCAGCAGAAGATCCTTGTGTAGTATCTAATTTTAATTGCCCACCTGAATTTAATTGAATATTTTGATTTACAGATGAGGTTAAGTTAATTAAACCTGCTTGTAATTGTATAACCCCAACTTGCGAGTTTTGAGCCTGGTTAACAGAAAAGCCACCACCTGTTTGGATAACTGTTGTATTTGTAGTACCTGCTGTAGTTAATACAAATTTATTTCCTGCTGCACTTGAACCTGTACCTACATTTATAAGAAAGTCAGAATTTTCTCCAGCAAACGCTGTGGCATTTTCAATTCCTGTCTGGAATGTAATAGCTTTACCTGCAACGTATTGCTGTGATTTTTTTGGAACATTAACTTCAAAACCGATTAAATCAAAGAGGCTTGATGCGCCGGTAGCTGATTTAGTTGCCGATAAAACTAATCTATCATCATTAGCAATAGCAACACTACTTAATACATTTATATCAAGTTGTTCAAATTTTTCAGGATTACCTGCTGTATATCCACCATGAAATATTATTCCTCTGGCCGAAGCATCCCTCTGGTGAATCATTAGTGATGCTTGTGGTGAATTGAATGTTGTGGCTATTTCATTTGGTATTATATAAGAAGTAGTAAGAGGTATACTAATATCTACAGCTGGTGTATTAGAAACCGCACCACCAATCATAACCGATGGTATACCTTCATTTGAAGTATTTGCACCGTTACCAAATCCTATAGGGCCATTATATCTTGCTGTTTGTATAGTAATAGGATTACTTGTACCAGCACCACCAAACTCTAATCCAAAACCTCCACTTTGCCCAGCAGGGCCAACAGGCCCAATTAAATTTATAGTTGTTATAGACCAAGTTAAGCCAGTGTATTCCCATACTGCCCCATTAAATTGCAAATAATAATCTCCTTCTAATGGAGCAGCTGTAGGTGGTGCAGCAATAGGTGTTAAACCGGGTGATACTGTTGATTGATCTTCATACCAACGTGTTCCCTTTTTTCCTCTTCCACCTGCAGGTCCAGTTGGTCCTATCGGCCCAGCGGGTCCTGCTGGACCTCCACCATTAAGTAACAATTGGTCAAAATTAAAATTTGTTTTATCGACCAGCTGTGAAATAGTATCTGATGCTATTATTTCTTGTATAGTGATTGGCATTTCTTTTCTATTATTTTTTAACTATCGTAACACTAAACCCATACGATTCAGAGAAACCTGTTCTTTTATTATATATTAGCTTTAAATCAAAAGGATTTGTATTTAAAGTTTTTGATGCTACATTATTATTAACAGTTAAACCACTAGTAATTTTTTCTGTATCAGTTAATTCAGCCGTTGTATAGTTAGGTGGGCTTTTACTTCTACTTGCTAAACTATAAAATTCAACCTTATCTATCTTATAAAGCTTTAAAATATTTTCTCTTATATACTGTTCTACATCATCATCTAAAGTTTCTAAATCACCCCACCCATATAAAGGATTAATATATTTTTGAAACTGCTCTTTAATTGGTATGAACAGATATTCTATTAATCTTTTTTCATTTAATAAGAAAAATGTTTCTATTGGTGATGAAGGCATTTTCTTAATAGCTTTAGTTTGTCTTACTCCTTCTGATTTAATAATTCTTTTATTAATTGTTACTGAAGGTTGGTCAAGATACATAAAAGTTCCATCTATTAAACTAGGTTGTTTTATTGCACCTTTAACAAAAGGGCTAGGTTTAAATGTTTCTAATTTTATTGTTTCTGGAACTTTAAGATATTTAGATCCAAAAAATGATTTACGTTCAAACATTGACCTAGTTCCTATAATATTTTGTATTTGGGACTTATCAATACTTTTTATAAAATATGATGGCTCCCAGTTAGATGAAAATATATAAAAATCCTTATAATCAATACCTATTTCATTAATAAGAGGGTATAAGCTTGAAAACGCGCTATCACTAGATAACTCTAAGATTGTTGAAGGATCTTCTTCATTTACTTTATGATAAAAGAAATTTTGAATTTGTCCAAATTTTAAATCCGAGCTATTAAATTGCGCATTTTTATATTTACATAACTCCATTACTTTTATTTTATATGCAGAATCTGGAATAAGAACACTACCCGTTCCACCTGTGACATCACCAAAATCTAAATTTTGATAAGGGTCTCTAAATGAAAGTAGTGGTAATGCATAAGGTTCATAATATCCTGCATGTCTAGCAATAGGCGTTATTCTAGGTGATTTTTGTAATGATAAGTCATATCCTACAACATCAGTTAAATTAAATGCAGTCGGTTTTACAGGATCAGGTAATATACCTACATATATAGATTTTAATATATCTGACTGTGCCCTTAATTCAATACCAAAGGTTTGCGCTAATGTACCATCAGTATTTCTAACCTGAGTACCGTCTTCTGCAATAGTTTCATATATAATAGAAGGATCACCTTCATTAACTGCATCAAAAATTTCACCAAAAGAAATATTACTTAATGTGTTAGTAAATTGTTGATACCCACCATTTGCAATAGAATAAGTAGCACCTTGTAATGCAGCACTACCTGGTGATGAAGAAGGGACTGCTATAGGAAAGGTATTTTGGGTAAAGCTAGCTGCCCTAAATGTGTTTGAATCTAAAACATCTACAATTCCACTAATTTCATATACATTACCGCTAATCACAAATTTAATAGCTCCGTATGTACCATTTTCTTGTATTCTTATATCATTTACAAAGTTTGTAGGAATTCCATTTACATCAGGCTGTCCTTTTATTATATAAATTCCGTTAGAATCAATGACAGATTGGTTAAGTGAAAGAGCACCGCTTATAGATGTAGTCTCATATACATAAACACCGCCCCCATATGTGGGTGAACAATCTAAGTTAGTTTTAAAGTTACTGTTTAATGAATATAGGCTTGTCCTATCTATAACTTGTCCACCACCATTAAGACATTCTACATTATAATTAATGGACACTAGCATTACTATAGTTTTCCATTTTTCATTCTTTATAAACTTAACTTCTAAGTCAGGCTTGTCTATTAAATTAGGAACTAATATTACAGAAAATCTATAATCATTAATTGAACCATCTTGTACATATGATAATGAAGATGCATTAAAATTAGGTTTTTCAGATCCTATAGCTTTAGGTTTTGCAATAATCCTAACCCCTCTTAAGAATGTTTCAGAAAAATTATTTTCATTTCCACCATTAAACCTACCATACCTAAGCTGCCTATCAATTTCATTTATACCACCAGTTGTAAATTTTTGAATAATAAAATAATCATTAAAATAATTAGTATTTACATTTTGAAAAGTACCTGGTACATAAACTTGGCTCGTAATTGGATTAGCTTCAATATTATCTGTTGGTGCAGTATCAACATAACTCCATGAACTTTTAATTGCCTCACTGTCGGTTGCAAAATACTGTGGAAATTCAGATAAGTAATACCACTCATGTGTAAATCCGCTGGCCTCTTGGACCTTATCCCATTTAGAAGATGCAAAATTATTAAGACCAAAGGCTTCATTAACATCTAATCTATATGGGTGATTTCTTACATCTTTACCATTATTAACCCAAGCCCATTTATTTATGTAAGGCGCAATTCTAGAAATGGCAGCCTGTGAAGTTATAAAATTTTCCTCTAATCTGATGTATTCACTCTTTATATACTCATCATTAGGATTTTGATCTTCAGCATCACCTAGTAAACCTATAAGATTATAAAATCCACCATTATCATAAAAATTTCTAATATTAGGATTTTTACTTACACCACTATAATCATTAAACGGTGGTGTAGTACTATAAGGCTGAACTGCATTTGGTCGTAATTTATTATATTCAGCAAACTCATAAGTTAATTCACCTTCTTGGCTATACATATTACTATAAAAATCAAAATCAAAATCTTTAACTTCAAAAAATGAAAATCTACCAAATGAGGGTTTATAGTCAGAATATAAAGCAACTTGATTAGATCTAGTAATCATTATTTGATTATCATTGCATGTAATTATTGCATACTTATCAATATCAGTATATCCAATTATTTGATCTAAACCATCATAAATAGGTTCATCGGTGTATGGGACCCAATTACCAATCTTAGCATACCCTCCTGTTGTCTGTACAAAATTACCTTTCTCAAATCTATCTTGATCTCCTAGTGTAACTTTTAATAAACTATTTTTTGTATCATTACCTCCAACGAAGTTTTTTAGTGGATCTGTAATTGATGTTACTGGGTACGTTTGTAATTGAATAAATTGTTCTGAAAATGCAATATCCATTTCAAATGCTAACCTATTAAATCTAGTACCACTAAATCTAGACTTTACATAAACAGTTGTATTATTATAAGATGCAACAAAGAATCTATCATTTTCATTTATTCCTTTATTAATAGCGGATGTTATAGATTGTGCAACCTCTTGTAAAGATCCGTTAGGATTAAAGAAACTTTCAAATGATTTTCCTGGTATAGGTGCCATTGTACTATCTGCAAATATTGCACCTGTAAAATTAACACCATCATAAAAAGATATTTTAGAACCTTCTTCAACATTATCTAATACTTTAATATACATCTGAGCAACACCTGCTCTTTTTATAATGCTTGCGTTAGCAAATGTATCAGGATCTTTATAACCAGTAAATAAAGATATATCTACTTTGGTATCAAATAATCTTATTTGATCCTTACCCCAAGTTGATCCTTTTTTAATTGTATGAAAATCATCTTCTTTATCTTTAACATAAAAAATAGATTCTACTTCATCTACGCGAGTAGGTGTAGGTAATCCTGTAATAGTTTCAGTTTTTGCTGGATCTAAATATAATAATATACCATTTTTATTTGTTAACTCTAACGGTGTATTTAAAAACTGGGAGACTTCAGATATACTTGTTATTGTAGGTTGTTGTGTTTTTTCTGCTGATGTTCCTTTATAAAATGCTTCTCCTGATATATCAAACTGCCCTTCTTTAATATCATTAACATACATTCCAAAATATCTGTTAATTGAATAATCATCGGCAGTAGGATCATCAAACAAAAATTCCATATTTAATAAATTAGCTAAAAGTATACCATTATTTTGGAAGCCTTGTGTAAAAAGGTATTCATCTTGTATAATTGTAGAGTCTTTAGTTACCATATCATTATATGCAAAATTACCAGAACTAGTAAATCCTCCACTCTTATAAGATATTCCATTCCAAAGAATAGGTTCATCTTTTCTCCATGTCATATTAAGTGGAACTTCTGGAAAGCTTTCTTGATTTCTATAATTTCTAATATAAGATCCTAATGTAGTACCTTCGGTTAAATCAAATGTCTTAATAGCTGTACAATTTTCTAAAACATTTTTATTAAAATCTACTGAAGTTTGCGCGCTTGCAGTGTTTTCATTCTGTGTAGGCGCCCTAAAGTTATTAACAGCTGCTGGATTATCTAATCTAAAAATTACAAAATAGTTTGGGATCTGTTCATTTAACCATAAGGGCGCAAGAGTTCCTAAACTTTGTGAATAGCTAGTAGATGCTACAGATCTAGTACCTGCACAGTAAAACATTTCATACTGATTACCATACTTAGATAAAACTGAAGTATCTTCATATTCTTGAAATATTTCATATGCAGCTTCAATAGGAAATTTTCCAAAATCAAAAAATCTAAAAACATCCTGATCATAGGTACTATTACCATCTACTTTAAATGCTTTAAATTTTTGAGAAGATAATCTTGTGTTGGCACTAAATGATTCTAAGTAAATATCTGTACCATCAGATACAACCTTTACATTAGCAGTTAATTTAGGATTAGTTCTAATTAAACTATATGATGCTTTATCGAATAAGTTTTCAGCCATTTATCTTTCACTTTTTTTATATATTCACTAAAAGACATGGTTAAATTATAAGTTAGCTGCCCCAATAAAAGTTTGACCGCCACTACGTCCACTACCTCCGCCACGGGATACCGTAGTTTGGCTTAGTGAAGGTCTTAGTCCTGCAACAACTTTCTCTAAATTATTTAATCCTTTAGTTACTGTTGCTTTAGGGAATACATCTAAGGTCAATCTGTCAGATCTATATTTTGCAGAAACTTCAATATCAAATTGTATAACATCTGAATTATTAGGTAGTAAATCAAATCCTATTCTTTTTGAATAAGTAAGATTAACAGTAGATCCAGTTGAATCTCCACTAACATTACCTAAACCGCTACCTGATACTGTACCAAAATAATCAGTCATTCTATATTGAAATACTAATGGAATACTAACTGCATTTTGTTGTCCAAATTGTATAATTTCTCTAGATTGTATAGAATCTCCATCTACTTGAATATTTAAATGATTATCAGAAGAAACAAACAGATAAGATCCACAACTTTGTTTTCCTAGTGTATATTGATCAAAACCTTCAAATGAAGTTTTAGCATTTCTACTATAACCACCGGTAATATAACCTGCTGATGTAGTGTCCCACAGATTAGCTAATGCTGTACTGCTTAATGAAGGGCTGGCTTGCAATGATTGTCCACTATCAAATGGAACTACTAATTGTGATACACCACCTGACCCTGTTGCTAAATTATATAAATCAGTAACATTTTCATTTAAATATATTCCTTGTTGTTTTCCGTATGATTGATCAATTTTTAAAGGGGCAAATTTTGATTGCCTAAATAAAACAGCTCCTGTGCCATTACCAGAGCTCGTACAGTCTAGACCAGTTGTAGGTGCAGCCGGAATTGTTGCTGGTAAAGTATTGCTATCACCAGTCAAAGATATATAAGCATTTCTATATGCCGTATAATTTATTAAATAAGGGTGGGCAATTGAAACCTGTACCACATCATCACCTGAAGGATAGCTTGCTAATGTTGTTGGTAAACCTGACGGCAAAAATCCACCGCCCCAAACAAATTGAGTAGTGGGTGAAGCTGTACCAGAATTACCTGCTGCATTATAAAAGTTTTCTATAGTATCTAAATTAAATGTATAATCTTGTGAAGGATTAACATAACTATAAAAATCACCTTCAGCCGATACATCAGAATATCTACTATAAATAAATTGATTTTTATTCTGTGTAGATTGAAAAGGAGGTAATGAAACAGTTTGCCCATATTGAGTACTTGCAGTAACATCTGGATTAGTTAGGATAATAGGAGTTAAGTCGTATTTTCTAATTGTATTATAATCCGTATCATCAGCCCTAAAGGTTGCTCTGTCATTAGACTGATTGGCTTGACTATTATCTAGCCATGAATAAGTTGCTGGTAAAATAGTAGACCCGTTTATAAGAGTACCTACACCTGGCGCACCAGTAGCACTATAATCAGCAGGGTTTTCAGATTGTTTTACCATTCTACTCCTACTACCAGTAATCCTAGCCAATAATTGTAAAGCAGTTTGTGATTCATTTGCAATATTAATAAAATAAGTTTTAGAAACAACTGCTCCTCTTGGATCATCTAAGCTTTTAACTTCCTGTCCGTAAAATCCTGCAAATATTTTAGTTGTAGCATTTCTTCGTAAGTTAAACGTATTACCAGTATCATCAACTAATGTTGTTTTTAATTCACCTTGTGCAGAGCTTAATATTTCAGAAAATAAGTCTAATTGATTTTGCATTTCTGTTAATTTTGAAAAAAGATCAATAGGTGTTTGATTCTCTGATAAAAACCCTGATGCAATTACTGGTGATGAATGGGCAAAGTAAGTTTCATTGGCAGTAAAAGAACTACTTAAATGAGTAGGTAATCCAATAGATTCTAAATTTTCATTTAATGCTACTAATGATAAATCTTCTTGGTTTTGTGCAAGTATTGATTCTATTGCGCTATCAGAGCTTAAATCAGCAGGAAATTCTACTCTTACTGCTGTGCTATATTCGCTTTCCAATGGATTAGATGGCCAACCTGCCTCAGATATGGATTTTACTTCTATTTCAACTTGCTCGCCTTTTCTAATAGGAATATCTAATTGATTAATATTTACTGAATCGGCATTATCATCATCTATTGGTGTCCACTCATATAATCCTGTTATAGAATTTTTTGTCCTAGGTCTTAATACACTATCTACTATTACATAATTAGAAAATGCACCTTGGCTCGTACCGCTCCCATCAGTATATGTAAATTGATTAACAGGATTAGCAGCGCCATCTGCCGAAAGATATCTATAACGATATTTAAATTTTATAATATCCTGTACACCTGTTGCAGGAGTTGATTTTTCTTCAGGCATTGACCAAAACCCTCTTACTCTATATTTAGGTGTTATACTACTTACTGAATTATCTGAAGCAAAAGAATTAATTTCAGTTACAACAGATGCATATAATTTTGCCTGTGAAGCCCTTTCAGTAATTAACCCTTGCAATGCATTCTTATCTGCATCTCGCTCTACTTCAGTCGTATAATTAGTTGTTTGTATCTTAGTTCTGCTTTGTGCAATTGCTACATCTAATTCTGATAGAGTAGACTGAATAGTATTTTTTTGATTGTTTAAATCTTTAAGCTGGACAATAGCATCTGAATTACTTACTTGCCCATTAATTAATGATACAGTAAAATCATCTGGTGATAATACTGGTGCATTAGGCGTAACACCTTCTCTACTTGTTGGCATTTTATCCTGTGCAAATGACAATAAGTATCTTCCAAAATCAACTGCATTTTGTTGATAATAATCAGCTAAAGTTTGGGCTTCTCCGGCAGAATTAATAGTTGTTAAATTATTTGTATAAAAACCACTACCTGGTGACCAATTAACTGCAGGTATTTTAGAATCTGGATCTATAGGTTTAATAAATGATACGCATCTTTCATTAAATCCTACAGTAACATCAACCTCTAACGTATCACTTAATGAAGATCCTATTTTTAAAACATCAGCCCCAATACTTATAGTTCTTTGGCCTTCTTGTAATCTTACTGTAACTGAATTAGTACTAGAATCAATTTGAGTCACAGTATATCTTGTATCAATAGGTGTAGATATTACTTCTAAACTATCACCTATCTTTAATTGAACAGTATCTGTAAAATCTGCTTCGGAATCAGTATAAAATATTTTATTAAGTTTGTATAGCTTTTGAACAGTTGTTTGCTCTACACCATTAACAGTTTCAGTAACACTTTCCTCACCTATTCTTAATACACTAAAATTACCTGAGAATCTTTTATCTCTTGGTGGTAAATCAACTACAGCTTCATCTAATACATAAGAAATATTTTTCTCTACTATTTCCTGCAAAAATGTATTGTAATCTATGTTAGCATTTCCATTATATTGATTTTCAAAATAATTAATTTTACTTTGGCTATTGGTATCTAAAATATATCTTTGAACGATAGCTCGCTCAGTATCAATTGGAGCCTGGCCTGTAATATCAAACGCTACATATAATAAAGGATTAATTAATTCCTCAAAAAACCAATTAGGTTTGACATCAAACTGATTAATTGAATTTAATGAAGTTAAGTCTTGCGCTTCTGTTGGTAATTTTGCTAAAACTAATTTTCTAAATGTACCATCAGCTAATCTTATTGAACTATTACCATCATTAAAATTAGTAATTGTATTAATATTAGTGTTTAACCTATCAACAGAATTTTTAAGATATCCGAAACTAGGAATAGTAATTCTAGAATTAGTTCCATCATTATTCTGTATATTAACAGTTACTGAATCACGGCTTGATGTAATTGCTTGATTAACTTTTTCAAAGCCCTCCAATGAATTATTAAAAAGTCTAAGTAACTCTGGTAGCAAAGTTTGTATTGAATTATTTTCAGCCATTATCTATTTTTACTTTTTATATTTATTTGATACAATCATATACGAATGTTAACACTCCTCTTTCTGTACAAATTAAATCAATAATAGGTAAAGAGCTTATCTGTGAATTTGGTATCGTTGCTGCCAATTTACCAAAAGTACCATTATTTAGTCTGCTCGGTGCATCAGTGTATATTTTTATATCTCTTGATCCTAATAAAGGAACATTATTAAATGTTAATCTAATAGTTTGTCCTGTTCTCCATTGAACTGCAGTATCATCAATGTAAATAGAAAGATCACCATTTGCTTGATTAATAGTATCTAATCTTAGCATATTAGTATATGTTCCTAGTGTTGTAAATACCTCTGGGTTAACAACATTGAGATTCAGTGGAGCTGATGCTGTAATTTGAACATCGCTAATATCAAAAGGAACCATGAAGTTATATGCCTGGACATTATTTGATATTTGAATTTGATTAGGCGTGTTAGTATTTACCGTTATACCTTCACCTTGTCTAACTACCTCAGTATTATATTGTAATGTTTGTGAAACATTTCCATTAGCTAATGCCTGGATTTCATCAGAATTTTTAGCAATTAAATCTAACAAAGTAGTACTGCTTGCAAATGCTAGTGATGCATTATCAACTTGTATTTGTAAATTATTAATTTGAGATTGTAAAAAAGCAGATGTACTAACAGAATTTAATGTATTTTCAACTGCATTTAATCTAGTCTGTATATCAGTTAACTCTACTTGCTGTGTTTGAAAAATTTGTGCCGATGCTTGAAGCTGAGCAGATGCATCTGAGAATAACCCCATTGAAAATGTATTGTAATCATTTACAATTGTATCAATACCTGCACTACCAGGAGAAGCATCAAATCTTAAATTTATTTTAAATCCATAACTATTACCATTTTGGCCAGTTACTAAATTAGGTTTATATTTTGGGTATCTTTGGATATATCCACCATCTGTAGTAGGTGTCACATTATCTAATAATAAAATACCGTATAAATTAGTTTTTGTCTTAGATGAATCACTTAAGTCTACCATATCATAGTAAACAGCTACTGCATTAAATTCAAACGATTCAGCTAAATCAGTTCCATTAAATTGTGGTATCGTACTTATGGTAGCATCTTGTACAATTTGCTGATAATCATTAGGATTAAAATCTACACTAATTCCATCTAATTCACTTCTTACATATGCCGAACCTGAAAACCCTGATGGGTTATTGTAATCAGCTGGATATTTTCTAATATTTGCATTAAGAACACTAGTAAATGTACTTGGTTCTGTAAAATATGAATCAACTGTATTAGGTGGAGTTGCCTCATCCATCCAGTTGGCGTCTGGATCTGTATAGCCTGCAGGTCCTGCACCTTGTAAAGGTTGATCATAATCATACCATGCTAAAATATCTAAACCTTGTGGGTGAACAGTTGCAGTGTTTCTTCCCATTATATACTCACTTGTACCCTGTATTTTTAATGAAGGTTGATAATTCGTATCGGATATAGAATCAAAGAGGATTGTAGGTGTTCTACCTACTTCTGTTGGTACATTAATATATAATTCAGTATATGCTTCTCCGGCTTTATCTACATTATTTACAATATCAATTTCACCAATATATCTAACTACTCTTCTATATTGTCGTGTACCTGCAGTAACTTCATCTTCCTCTACAAATCTTGGTGTTGTTATACCACTCGCTTTCTCTAAAACCGTAGCTTCTCTAAATCTCATAGCCCCAGTCTCCTTAAGCCATTTAAAGAATACTCTTTCAGTAACAGTTAGGTTTGTTGTGTTATCATATGTTGAATCACTAATAATAAGTTCTTCTAAATTCAGCGCGTAATTTTGAAGACTTTCAGTAAAATTAACATTAGGATCACCTTTTAAACCACCACTCCATATAGCACCATCTATTGTGTCAAACTGCATGTAGTTTTGGTATTGACTAAATGTAGTTGGATCTAATCTATCCATGTCAGGAAGATTAAGAAGCACAAACTTAGAAAAGACTAATTTGAGCTCGTCATTATTGAGAGTTCTAGATAAGTCTTTGGCAGAGGAGGAGAACGTATAAAACGATCCGCCGTCTGCTTGTGGAGTTCTGATTAAGGGCGTTGTTGCCATGTATAGTTTTTTTCTTTAGTTATTTATGATACTACATATCCTGTTCCACCAACAATAAACCAAACTGGTATGCCTGATCCATTATCAATCGCTAAAAGATGTACACTTTCACCTACTGTATCTAAAGTAATAGTATCTGCTGTACCTGTGGTTACTATATAATTATTACCGGTAGGTGAAGCGATATTAACTGTACCACTACCTTCAGTGCAAATAAAGAATATTTCTTGTCCTATTGCACCTTGAAAAAGCTCTAAAGATAAAGGATTTGTAATATCTGTATTTCCACACCTATTTAATGTAAACGGTGGTATTGCTGTACTAGTACCAACACTAATCACCATACCTGCACCTGCTGTGGTATCATTAAGAGAGGTTGGATTAGTATCATTTCTGAATACGCCGCCACCTGTCATATTTAAATTACCTGTCATTTTAACATTTGTTAAAATATCAAAAGTACTTGCATTAATATCAAGTAAGATAGTGCTTAATCCTACTCTTAATGCTTCTGATGAAAGATTATTTAAATTAGTAATAGTACCTGCAGCTGGGGCAAAATATACCTCCATTGCATTAATTTCACTAGCAAGAACATTAAAGTTATCATTAATAACTAACCTCGATCCAGATAATGAATCGGTTCCTAAAATTTCTGTTACGCTGATTGCCATTTTATTTTATTTGTTTTAAATTTGTTGAGATCTTTCAATCTCTTTTATATTTAAGATATTTCTATCCTTTTTATATTTATTCCCATTCGTGTCTGTAAGTTCTAATGAAATCATATACTTTCCTGGGTCTTTAAAAAGATATGTTAGATACTTGCTTTCAAAATATATATCAGCCACGGATGAGTTAGTAGTATTAGATATGATCCATCTAGGAGCTTCCTTTCCAACTATTCTGCATTTATCATATACAAACATGGCCCATGTCATTGGTGGTAATACTTTTCCATCATTAATAAATTTAGCAGTTCCCCATGTAGGATTACTAGTTATACTTTGGCTTGACTTGTAAATTATACTTAAACAGTCTACATTTCCACCAGAAGGATCTAATTCAAATGGTACATAACCAGATGAAGTGGCTGATGTTGCAAATATTGTATTTAATATAGTAGTACTAGGTTTTGCTAATAACTTACTTATATAATCTGTATATAGAGCATGCCCTAATGGATTGGTCGATGCAACCAATGATGGTGTATCAGCAGTCCATTCTGGTGATAAAGTTCCACCGCTCACGTAAGTAGTAATAAAATTCCATTCTGCATATATTAATAAGTATAAATACTCTCTCATTAATAGAGCTCTAAATTCGTCTAAGGTTTCTCCAGGTTGTTGTGAATATCCTGATGTATCAAATACACCATTATTAATTGCTTCTGACATTGCAGCATAAGTTGGTCCTGATGGAGAAGTTTGATTAAACACTGTAGGATAAGCACCTGGTAAACCAAATGTTGTTATTGTATGTAAAATATGCTCTAAGACTTCTGTGATTTGTGCGTTAGGTGTAAGAGAATTGTTTTCCCATACAAAATCAACATTAGCATTATCATCAGATGTTTGATCCCAACCAGCTAAAGTTTCTAATGAAGGCGTATATGATCCCATCCCAACATAACCTATTCTCTGTATTGTTTTTAGAGATTGCATTTTTTGTAACACTGCCGCTTGTTTATTATATGTAATTCCAATTGCAGTAGGATCTAATATCATTTCAACACACCGCGCAACCTTTTCAACAAAATTATCAGTTACTGCAGGTGCACCGCTTATTGCACCAACTGAAAGTAAAGTCATTCCATTTATAGGTAATGATTTTGCAAATGGTGGATATAATATAGTACTCTGTAAAGGTCCACCAAAATAATCTGTAGTATTACCGGTTCCACTTGCACAAATTCTAATTCCATTTACATCTACAATATCTACTGATTGAAAATCTCCATGCCTTCCAAAATATCTAGATACTGCTTGTATAAACATTTCATTATTAAAAGAATTTAATACTAAATTATACACATACTTGTTAATAATGTTATTAGTACTAGTATTAAGCTGATTAGCAGCATCACTTAATGTAGTAGTAGCAGCATCAAAGAAATGAGTTCCTGTAATACCATCTTTATTAATAATTTTTAAATACGTATTAGGTTTAATTTCACTAAATTGAAAAAACCCAGGAGTATCACCTGATGTAGCTGTCATATCCCACCATAGATGATATGCATTATTCCATGTACATGATCTGTCATTTAAATTTTTCCATTGATATGGTCCACTAAAACTAGCCTTCCCATTATCTTGGTAATTTAACAATTGAAAGTCTGTTGCTGTTCCAATTCCAAATGTAGCTAATATTGCATTAATACGATCAAGAGATTCATATAAACTAGGAGTCTCTTCATCCCAAGTTATTGATGGCTGTATTGGGAGATCCCATAAAGATCCATAATCTTTCCAAGTATATTTTCCTTCACTTCCCCATGTATATTTTAACTTTCTTGATTGATACCAACCAGAATATTCCACTTCTCTTGCTTCAACACAAATAGCATCATGTTTTACAGATGATGAAATATTATTATATAAATCAAATAATTTCATTTCAACATTATAAGTACCAACATAAGGTAATGTCATAGGTAAAGTACCATACTTACCTACAGATCCTCTTATTTGGAAATAATAAGCTGGTGACACATCGGTAGCATCTTTATAAATAGTCCATTCTATTTCTGTAAAGTTGCCAGATTCTAAACCATCCCACGTAAATAATGTTTCACCAGGTAATTGTATAGTTGTAAACTGCCCGCCGCTCGCAGGGTTAGCCAATGTAAAACTTGTTCTAAATCTATTAACATCATTACCATAACCTCTAATACAAGGTCCTATGTCATTAGTAATCTGTGACCAATCAAACCATAACCAAGGATCTATTTGTGCAGTCTTAAACGCAGCCACCTGATTAAATATTGAAGTTGTGATTGTTTGTATAGTATCTCCTGCAATAACTGTATGTGTTGCAGATGTACCTGAAGCAGCATCACTTAAAGTATAAACATCACCAACATTTGCCCCTTGAATATTAAAATCAAAAGTAAAGAAATCATTAGCATTTGTTAATTGATCCCATGTACTATCAATATTATTCCATGTTAAATTATTAAAACTATCATTGGTTAACGTAATTAAAGCTCCGCTCGGTACATTAGGTTGGTCCGGTAAATATTCAGATGAATAACCATCTTTATAATCTAACCCAGCCACTTTATTTAAATTAGGAGCATATCTAGCAAAGTATGCAGCATATACACCAGCAACATCCTTTATTTGAACTGCCTGGCCAGTTTGTAGTGCACCAAGCACGCTGTTTGGATCAGGACCAATTGGAGGAGGTGGTAAAATTTGACCAGGTACATAATTCATTATCATATTCTGTCCAACAGCTGCCCTACCACCAGCACCAGATAAAGGTGCAACGAATGCATTACAATAATTAACTATTGCTTGCCCAACAACAGCAGCTTCATCTAAGCAAAAGGAATCAAACCTTCTCAAGTCTTCTAAATAAGTACAGGTTGCTGGTGCAATTTTAAAATCAGTATTAATACCGGCTTTAATAGTGTTAGTATCATTTCTACTTATTGTATTTGTAACCTCTAATAAACCAAAATAATCAGCCTCAGCTGTAATACCTTGTATATGCGCATTAAGTGGAAGATACTCGTTTTCTAGTTTTCTTTTTAAACCAAATAGCTTAATTAAAATTTCTTCGATAGTAAAATCTTGTAATTCTTCAGTTATCGGTAAATCTTCATCTGTAAACCTATTAGGAACAATTCTGTTAATTCTATAGATGAGCTCAAACATACTTGTCTTCCTAAAGTTTTTATTAGGCAAAGTAATTTTCTTGTCATCAAATTGTGCAGTAGGAGAAAACAAATCCACTGCATTGCTTTGAATAAGCTTCCCAAACTGTGGAGAATTTGCATTTACATTTTTCCAGAATTCTCTAAGTTTTAGATTATCATATCCAAAAAATTTAATAGCATTAATTAAACCTTTATAAGAACCGATGAATGGGTAGATGTTGCTACCTTCCATCATAATTTCTTTACGCTTAAGATTAATCTCTACAAAATCAGGCAATGCTTCCTTCAGATTTGTATCTCTAAAAATTGTACTATCAGATGCAATAACATTATAACCCATATTTTGAGTCATTGTTCTTAATCTTTCATCTTCATCAATACTCTCAGCATAAACTGTAAATTCACCTATAATTGTATTTGTACATTCATCTGTTATAATTAAAGTTCTTCTATATGTATTTTCAGCAGGTGAAGAAAAAGCTAAATCTACCTGAAGAGCCTCAGATTTAATTTGATCAGTTATAATAAAACCTTCAGTATTTATAGTTTGATTATTATCATATTGTAAAGGTACATTTAATTTATCTACCTTTATAAGTGGAGGTCCATCAGGCTCCTGTACTAATGCAGATTGTGTACCAGTATTAAATTCTTTATTAAATTGAAAAAGAAATATTTCATTAGGTTGAGTTGTTTCCCAGCTTATATTCCAGTCACAATAATCCCCAGTAGCAATTTGAGTGTACCCATGTGGATATCCAAACATAAATGTACCACTGGCCTTATCTATTATTTTTTGTAAAATAAATAGTTGACCTACTTCAAATAAATCAATAGAAACCTGTGGCAAGAAAATGTCACCAGTCCACTTATCAGTTGAACTGTCATATGCCATATTGTAATTCTTCCCATGCTTATCAAAGAAGTATAAATGTTGCCAATTTTTGGTCACTTTGTTTTTAATTTATTTTTTGATACCACTTAGGAACTGCAAAATTAAAATAAATTCTTAGGTACTTAACTCTATTAACATAAAAAACCATTATAGGATTTAAATAATCTTTTAAGAATCTTCCTAAATGTATATTTCTAAACATATACTTAGACATACTGTTTTGTAATAATACATTGGAATAATCAAATCCCGTGTTTTTTAATTCCCAACCCTCTTCATACGTAGCTCTGTATAAACTCGGGAATCCTGTTCTATTATTTTTTACTGTTGCCATTTTATTTTCCTTTTAATGCTTTTAGCGTTGGGTTATTTTGCAACCTTCCAGTGTTTAACCCTGCTGAATTTATACCAGTAGCAATTGTAGTTCCTCTGTTTCTTTTAGTATTATTATATTTTTCTTGCTGTATTTTATTATAAAGATTATTTGCAATTGCTTCTTTATAAAATACATTAAGAGAACTTATTTTATTAGCTTCAGGTATAGGCTCGTAGTAAGTACCACTTCTATCTTTCCAACCACCTCTTATAATTGCTATATCATTATTTTCAATAATCACATCCCCAAAACTATCTAATCCTAATTGCGGATCTTCGCCTTTCTTTAATACAATTTTTTTATTTTCAATTAAAACTCTTTGGTCAGTTACTGGATCTGTTCCATATACAGGTATAAAGTAAAATCCATCTCTTATTGCCTGCTCATTAACTTCTGATATAAAGAATACATTTACAGAATCAATACCTTCTACATTTTCAATTATTGAAATAATATCTGATCTTGGTATTCTGTCTCGTCTATTTACATTTAAGAAGTATTCATCTAAATTTTTTCTTATTTCAATTCTTATAGAATCTTTATCATAATTATCAAACCATCTTATAACTATATTAAGAGCATACTTTTTAATAATAGGATCTACTATTCGAGTTTCAGCAGTAACTACTTGTCTCCCGCTTTTATTTAATATTTCATATGTCATTTCCTTTTCTTGCGTAGTCATTGTGAATTCAACTTCAGGTATACTAAAATAATCTAAATCACTCGTTAACTTTTTCTTTACATCTGGAATTAAAAATAAGTAAATAATATTATCATCATCTAAGTATTCATCATTCTTTGTATTGTATGCATCTATGAAAGACCAAAAATCATACTTACTTAAATAGTAAATATAATTATTAGGATTTGCTAGTACAAATGAATTACTTGCATACGGTGCAATCAATCTAGTAAATTGTGGATCTTCAGAATCAGAACCAAACATAGGATTTCTTGTAATATTCATTGCAAGTATTTCATTTAGATCTACTTGCTCACCAGATGAATCTGTGCCTGGGTCTATAAATTTTATATCTAATTGTTTTCCTCCAATATTACCAGCTGATCCTCTGGTTTTTATATAAGTAATTTTTATCTTAGATCCTAGTGGCGGTGGATACCCAAATTGATTATTTCCAAAAAATACACTTAGTCCCCCATTAACACTAGATTTAACCATTGCAGCCTTATCTCCATTATTCATATCATATATAGAATCTTCTAATTTCCATAATTCACCATCTACAAAAACTTCTACTAAGTATTCATCGGTAGGTTCTTTTGTGCTTAGATTATAACTTTGTAATGGATTGCCACTTCCGCTAAATTTTTGATCTTCTTTTTCTCCTTGTATAACTTCAACATTAACAAAAGCCTTATTAGTTTTATCTAATCTAATAAAGTCACTATTAAATCTTAAAAAATATTGTAATCCGTTTTGCCCAATTTGAAATGATGCACCATTCATAATTTGTACATAATCACCATTAAGAAGTGTAGCAGCACTTGTATTTAATCGTAATCCAATAATACCTCTTGCTGATATACCTCTTGTAGGGTCATGTCCAGTTAATCTGGATAAACCATAGATAGATTCAATGTTTCTTGCCCTAGATATATTCATTTCTGTCGCAACAGCTTCTATATAAAAGAAAATCATTTCACCTAAGTTAGAAACAACAGTTAGTATTTGCCCAAACGGAGAAGCAGGTGTAAACACTTCAACTGATTGATCATATGTACGCTGGAGATAGTCAAATGAATCTTGAAATAACTCCGTGGCTTTTAATCTTGTTTTACTAAAAAATGACATTTACATTATTATTTTAAAAAAGAGCCCCTAATACTCTCTGTTCATTTACAAATATATCAACAAAACACCCATCTCTTTCTAATGTAGAAAAGAATGAAACTTTAGTATCTATATCAAACCCAGCCATTTGTGGTAAACAGTATGCAGTGATTTGGCTATTAATATTATTTTGTATAGTGTTTTCATTTAATACTAACGAAAAAATTAATTCATCTAAATTTGCACCTATACCAGGTACTCCTAATACATCTCCTTTATTAGTAAACAGGCAGTTTTCTATTTTAAGAATTAATTGAGATAGTGTATCACTTACCTCTAAAGTTTGCTCATTATACTTTGGGGCCAATGCATCTCTACTATAAATGTCTCTAATCATTGAAGAACACTAATTTTTTATTATATATTCTCTTTTTATTTAATAGCTTTCAGATTATAATTATCCTGTGAAAAAGTAATCAACACCCTCATCACCTTTAATTTCTTCAACTACTCTATCTACCTCTTCTCTACCTTCCGAAGAAATCATATCATAATTAATTGTAATGTTACCTGGAAGAGTAAATGAAAAAGTTCCTAGTATTCTAGACAATTGTATTTTAGCCATTCCTATAACATACCTTTGGAATGCTTCATCTTCAAATAGAGCACAATCTGGAATAGTTGAAAAGATTTCAAATATAACAGCTCTCTTAGGTAATTCTCCTTGGAATCTAAATTTCTTAGTTAGCCTATTAAATGTATATGATATCTGTGGTAAAAGAACCTGTCTTGCATTATCCATGAACAGTGAATTAACAACATAATACATTAAATTTTCACTTCCAATACCAGCACCATAAACATCATCATATATAAACTTGTCGATTGAAAAATCTACATCGTCTGCATTAAAGCTCATGCTACCGAATCCACCATCTTCACCACTAAATCCACCGATCTCAAATACATCGTTCACAGAGTAAACTCTAGATGGCATTTGTACTATACCTCGAGGGTTAGCTAATTGATTTTTATTTGTTATGGTTTGGTTTACATTCTTTACACCTTCAGTTCCATAAGGTACACCTTGTTTGAAATTAGCTTTATTAACAGCACCTGCTGGTAAAGCAATATACATCTGCTCTACACTATCTTCATATATTTTATAAAAATAACCTTTTGCTCTATTTATGATATTAGCCAATTCTTTTTTAGGAACTGTAAATGGAATCTGACAAGCAATAGTTAAATCATCATTAATTAATTTAATTAACGCGTCTAAACATGCTGCTTCATCCGGATCATTACAATAAGTATTCTTGTTAGCCATACTTTATTTATATTTTTTCTATTTCAATTATTTCGGCATTTTCAAATCGTGCCATCTTCGTTGCTCTACCTTTTCTAAAAATACCACCATCCATCTCTCCACTGAATACACCTCTTACCCCAAAGACATATGAATCTTTACACATTACATTTTTACTAACATAAGAATCTTCTATTTTAGAATCAGCAACATCGCTGGCCCCAAAAAGATTACTTTCAAATAATGAAGAGTTTATTATTTCAGAACTAAATATATCACAATTTAAAATATTACCTTGAACTTTGCAATCTACAATATCAATTCCTTTTATTTCAAAGCATCTCATTAATTCAGCATTCTTTAATTGTATTCTTCCAGTATCAGCATCATAATTAACTAATCCTTCTTTAAGCCCTGCTTTAGTTAAAAGATTAAATAACTCTTCTCTCATTTTAGGATAAAATGTTTCTACTATTTGATCATAAGTTTTAAGATCAACCATTAATTGAATTTTAGGAAATTTCTTTTTAAATGTTTGATAATCTTTATAAGATTCAACAATTCCACTATGTTTTTCTAAAATACGATCTAACTTTTGAATGTCTTCTTTATTATATACTGGGTTAGTTAAAGTTTCATACAATGATAAAACAAAATGTTCTGTCATATTCATTATAGTATTATATTTCTTTTCATAATCCTTTCCACCTAAATATCTAAATTCTATATAATTTTTAGGTATCTTAGAAAAGTTTACTCCATAATATTTTTCAGAAACAAACATATAATTTTTCCATGAAATAGTTGAAGGGGATGGTTGAGTCATTCCACTTAAAGGAACAATAAATTTTATAGACTTGGCATAAACAGAATCTTTTCTATTTGGAAATGCTTCATATACGGCATTCTCATTAAAGTTTAAAACAAACTTACCAATATCTAAAGAAGATACATTTGTTGGTGTTCCTAATTTCTTTCCATCAAAAGCTATATTAATATGAATACTACATCGCTCATTAGTAGATCCATTTTCACGAATCCACTTTAGAGTTTTTGCAATAATAAGTTTTGATTCAACAAAGGGCATTGGTCCAGTAACCAATTCAATCATACCAGAA